TGAAGGACAGGTCAATGTAGACGACCTGTTGACCAGCCGTCCCGGTGGTATTGTCCGCACGCGTAGTCTGAACGCTCTCCAGCCTATCCAGACTCCCGCTTTGCAGCCAGCGGCGTTCCAGATGCTTGAATATTGGGACAACATCAAGACGGGACGCACAGGGGTCAACCCACAGACACAAGGTCTTTCAGCAGACGTACTGAAGACACATGTGACCACAGGTGCTGTTACCGCCGCTATGACGAACTCTCAGGGGCGCTTGGAGCTTATCGCCAGGATATTTGCAGACACTGGTGTTCGCAATATGTTTAAGCAGATATACAATCTTATCCAGCGTTATGAGAATCGAAAGAAAGTAGTCAGGTTCAACAATACCTATACAGAGATTGATCCGTCCAGCTGGCGGGAAGACCTTGATGTTAGCATAGAAGTAGGCATAGGTTATGGAGATCAGGATATCAGGCTACAGAACATTAGCAACTTTGCCAGCTTGATTGAAAAAGTAGGTACACAGACTGAAGGGATTGTCCAAGCGGATAATGTCTATAACCTGGTCAAAGAAATTGCTGATGAGATGGGCATCAAGAACGTAGACAAGTTTGTAACTGAGCCGCCTCCTCCCCAGCCTAAGCAGCCGTCTGTCCAAGAACAGGCAGCACAGGCCCAAGCACAAGCTATGCTGATACAGGCGCAGTCTAGCCAGCTAGAAGCAGAAGTAAAAGCTAAAGAGCTTGAAATTAAAGCTGCCAAGCTAGAACTAGAACGTGTTGAAGTTGAACACGACATGGCTATGAAACGCGAAGAGCTTAAGCTTAAAGGTATTGAGCTTGGATTTGAAATGAACTCCGACAAAAACATAAAGGCTTAGACTATGGCATACCAAAATTATATCGCTTCTAGAATCATTAGTAGTGCAAACGTGAGCAGTAGCGGCACAAGCGGACAGAGCGGACGCGCCCCATTCGGTTGCACCATTGTTAGAATTGCTACGAGTGCTAATGTAAACATTGTGATCAACGGCAACCCTACGGCCACAGCAGCAGGTACCCTGATAGCACCAGCAGATGCAGAATGCTTTGTCATCAGGGGTGATAGCTCTCCTACTGCAACTGACGGTGAAAAAGTAGCTACCATTGGTACAGCAACGGTTAATTTTACCTTCTTGGAGGGTTAAATGGCTAGACAGCACCCTTTTGCTCATAGGGTAACGGAAAGCGAATCATTATCTATTACTACGGGTAATAATCAAAGTGGTACTTGTCCGTTTGGAGCAACTATAGCTCAGATTAGAACACATGGTACTAGCGGTTCTCCATTAAATTTCTATAAAATAGGAAATAGCCCAGTAGCCACAACAGACGGGACGTCTTCTTTTATACACGACGGAGACTCAGAACACATGATCGTCAGGCCGGACTCATTTCCAGGTGCAAACGATGGTGAAAAGATAGCGGCTATATGTACAAGTGGAACAGCAACTTTGTTCATAGATTGGATGGAAAGTTAAATGGCTACTAATAAAAAGATCACTGATCTTGCAGAACTATCAGAGTCAGAACTGTCAGACGATGATGTTCTTGCCATTGTAGATATCAGCGAGGGTACAACTAACAAGGTGCGTAAGTCAACCTTGGCAGCAGCATTGTCTGGTGTCAGTAGCATCACCGCTACCAGTCCCATAGCTGTTGATAGTTCTACAGGCGCTGTGATAGTTAGTACGGGTACTATTCCTATTAACAAGGGTGGCACTGGGCAGACAGCCGCCGCAGCTGCTCTTGCTGCTTTGGGTGGCGTTAGTGATCCTACTACCACCCGTGGTGATGTCATCACCAGAGGTGCTTCAGACCTTGGTAGGCTTGCCATAGGTTCAAGCACTACTGTACTTCGATCTGATGGTACTGATCCTTCATGGGGAGCAGTGGCTGCTAGTGAGCTAAGTGGTAACATTAATCTGACAAGCCAAGTTACAGGTACATTGCCAATAACCAATGGCGGTACTAATGCTACCAGTGCCGGTGCTGCGCTTACCTCTCTGGGCGCTGCCGCCTCTGGAGCCAATAGCGATATCACATCTATAACGGGGCTTACCACCGATCTGACTGTCGTCCAAGGCGGTACTGGAGCCAGTGATGCAGCCGGAGCCAGGTCAAATCTAGGTGCTGCTGCTTCAGGGGCTAACAGTGATATTACCAGCATCACAGGGCTTACCACCGATCTTACGGTCGCCCAAGGTGGCACGGGTGCTGGAACATTTGCAGCAAATGGTATTCTTTACGGTGCTGGTACAGGGGCTATTGCAGCAACGGCTGTTGGCAGTTCTGACCAAGTGCTAACAAGTAATGGCTCCGGTGTTGCGCCTACGTTTCAAGATGCTGCCGGTGGTGGACTTCAATCCGTTCAAGTTTTTACGTCATCAGGTACGTGGTCGCGACCTGTCGGTATAACCAAGGTTAAAGTTACTGTTGTTGGCGGCGGTGGCGGCGGTGCTGGCGCTCAGTCAACCGGAGGCAATCTCCCCGCTGCTGCTGGTGGAGGCGGCGGTGGCGCGACCATCGAATTTATTGATGTGTCGTCAACATCATCTGCCTCCGTCACAAGAGGCGCCGGTGGGGCTGGTGGTTCTGGTAGCAACGGCAACGGTGGGGCTGGTGGCACCAGCAGCTTTGGCTCTTTTTGTTCTGCAACAGGTGGTGGCGGCGGTGCCGGTGCAGCAAGCGGCGTATCCACCGGCGGCGCAGCGGGGTCGGGATCAGGAGGTAATATAAACCTGACCGGCGGTAGAGGTGCTAACGCACAGGGCAACCCATATGATGTTGAAAACGGGAGTGGCGGCGCTGCTCCGATATTTTCTGGACCGGCGTTCGCACCGGGTCAAAACGTCTACATGACCTCTGCCGTCGGTATTGCTGGCACGGGGTATGGCGGCGGTGGTTCTGCTGCGTACGATAATGCAGGTACAGCGCGAGCAGGCGGCGCGGGTAAAACAGGAATTGTTTTTGTGGAGGAATATGCATAATGAAAAACGCTCTTATTCAAGGCGTGCGTATCTGCGAATTTGTCGAAACGCAAGCTGACGAATTTCCAGTTGCTGCAGAATTAATTTGGGTCGAGGTTGCCGACAACACAACCACCGAAGACACATATGTTGACGGGGCTGTTGTTAAGTATGATCCAAACCCACCATCTGCGACAATCGAAATTGCCGTTAGCAGAAAATTAAGCGAACTATCTTCATACCGATTTGAACAAGAAACTGGCGGTATTGTCGTCTCGTCTACTCCTATCGCTACAAGCAGAGAAAGTCAGGCGTTGATCACATCTGCACGAATCTTCGCAAAAGAAAATACGGCATACACCGTAAATTGGAAAACCGCGTCTGGTTTTGTGTCGTTTAATGCAGAACAGATTATTACTATTTCAGACGCCGTGCGTGATCATGTTGAGTCATGTTTTGACAAAGAACTAACCGACACAAATGCGATCAACGAGTTGACTACTATCGAGGACGTTGATGCATACAATGTTAAGACAGGGTGGTAGTAGTTAGCTTGACATTTAAGTATAATAATGCTAAAATAAGCTTAACGGAGTAAGACATGACTGTAGAATCTGCTAGTTACATTAGCCAGCTTAACTCTTCTAACCCCTCTGCTAGTGATCCTCTTTCAGAAGGTGACGACCACCTTCGCCTGGTCAAGTCTGTTCTTCAAACGCAGTTCCCTAATCTTGCAACTACAGCCGTTACCCAGACATCTGCACAGATGAACAAGCTAGGGTTTGCCGTAGGCTCTGTAATGATGTACGCCAGCAATAGCACACCCACTGCACAGACCATCAGTGGTATAAATGATTGGCTATTGTGTGACGGTAGTGCGTACTCTACGTCTACATACGCTGCACTGTACAGTGTTGTAGGCACTGTCTTTGGTACAAGTGGTTCAGACTTCTTGGTACCCGATTTTCGCACTTACTCACCAGTAGGCGTAGGTGGTAGTTTCGCACTAGGCACTGCTGTAACCGCCAGTGCTGCCACAGGCACAGATGTCATTAAGTTACAGCCTATAAATTTCATTATTAAAACATGATTACATACAGAGGTGAAAAGTTCTCAGGGTATAATAAACCTAAGAGAACTTCTGGTAAGAGTAAAAAGTTTGCAGTATTAGCAAAACAAGGAGACTCCATAAAGCTAGTGCGTTTTGGTGATCCTAACATGACTATTAAAAAAGAGCAGCCTAAGCGTAGAAAGAGTTTCAGGGCTAGACATAAATGCGACACTAGTCCTCCCGGTAAACTTAGCGCACGATATTGGTCGTGCAAAAAATGGTAGGAGAAAACCATGTA